TCACCTAGTGCAGTAGCACCACATTCTAAGACTGCAGCCCAACCGTCATTTTGCATAAACGGAGCACACCAGAACTTACCACCGATATAACCACGTTGTCCTAGTGGATCTTGTTTATCTTTCTTGCTATGCGGCAAGTGAGTTAAACTAAAACCATCTAAGCCACGTAAAGCTACGTCGCCCCATGCGTCTTCCGCAACTATAATCATGAAGTACACGTCAACGTTAGAGGCACCGGCAGAAACTAAGCCAGTTGAACCAACTGAAGCACCACTTGCTAAAGCAGGGCCTAATTCAGGTGAAGTGATGAAACGATATTCATCAACAGCGCCTAATTCACGAGGATGCGCTTTCATGCCAATTTCGCCATATTCAGCGGCTTTGGTGAAACCTTCAATTTCACGAATGTCATGAGCCATATCAGTGTCAACAAACACTAAGTAACCTGATTCGATAGGTGAAGTATTGTAATTTTCCGAAGCTTTTAACACTTCAGTAATTTGATCTGCTCGGTTAGCTTCCAAAGAACGTGTGATGTTACGTAAACGGTTTAACGTTACCGTAGCGTCAACAGTTGCACGAGAAGTACCACCGGCATAAAACTTGTTTGTACTTGCTTTTAACACACCATAAGCAACTAATTCTTTAACAAGACCCATACGCTGACCGGCTTGTTTCATCATAGGCTTAGGGATATCGTCTTCGTACAATTCAGCAGTTTTGTCGGTATATGCATACAGACAACTATACTGGTTAATTTGTACCGTGATATCTTGCGGCGTGATAGTGTCGGCTACCGGGGTTACACCGTCAGTAGTCAAATGATTGTTCGGATCAACAACCCAGTTGTTAATGGTTTCACCGGACTCTAAATCGCCACTTATAGTGCCACCAAAAGGTAACCAACGACGAAATACAACAGTATCCGACATATTTTTACCAATTCTGTGCTGACGCCCAGTAATTGATAGAACCATACGAGGAACTGCATGTTTTAAAATTTCACCCTTCGTTTTTGCGATTCGTGGGGTGTTTACGTCATACGAGACAATACCCATTAGAAATTACTCCAAAAAATTAATTATGTAAATTTAGTTTTTCGCTAAAGGGCTAATGCCGTTTCTCGTTAAATCTTTCAGGGCATACGCGCTGAATCACAAATCTATTTAGTAGGTTGAGTTGTTAAACCCTTCGCTAAACGCTTTTTCAACGTCTGCGGCGTCTGATACAGGGGCTTGTCTACTATTGCCAGTTGTGGGAACAATATTTGCCATCAAACGCTGTTTATTCATATCAACGATTTCTGTGGGTGCTTCTATTTCGGCTTGCGGCTTAGACAATTGAAAATTATCTAAAAGCGCTACCGCTGATTCACCCGACGAGTCGCCGTACAGGGAGCCTTTTTTAGAGGCCCACACAGGATTACTATCTAACAAAGTTTGATAATAATCAGAAGCTTGTCTATTCATCATAGGTCTATCTTGGACTGTAGCCGATCTAGCCTGATTTAGAATAGCCTCATACTGAGTTATTTCCTGTTCGTTAGGTCCACCTTCGTAAACCCAACCTTTAAAATCTTTATCATTGATCGTAGTTTCCCACCCTGGATGCTTAATGTCAAGTGTACGCTTAACAGCTAGTTCATTCATACTTTCGTTATTTAGATCTATGGCTTCTTGGCGCAGTTCTTTACGTAGGCCATCTAACGCGCTTCCGACCGCGGTGCTAACCGATTGGTCCATTTCGTCAAGGGCCTCTGCAAAACCTTCAAAATCTTCGCGTAACACATTACGTTTTTCTTTGTTAGCCAAAGCTTCTAAAATTTGGTCTTTCGTAGGCTTAGGTGCTGCTACCGGTACTCGACTTTGTTTATCTATTACGCTTTGTAATTTGTTCGCACGACCTGAAGCTGATTTAGCGATATCATTCGCTTGTTTTACGCTAGCTTCCATCGTTTCAAAATGAACGCGCATTGTATCAGATATCCCTTCCCACGGATCTACTTCAGTATTAGGCTTTTCCGTAGGCTTTTCTTCTACGATAGTTTCCGTTGACTTAGTAGTTGTAGCGACTTTATCTATAGCGACTACTTCTTCTTCAATAACTTCAGCGTCGGATATAAAGTCTTTATTTTCAAATCCTGCGGTGAAAGCTTTTTCTACGTCTGCTGTGGATGCTTTTTTACCCATTACATTATGCTCCATTAATTACATTGATCTTACGTGCTTAGTTACTTTGGTAACTTTTTTGGTAGCTAAAAATTTTTGAAAAGCTTTAATTTCTGCGATACGACCACGAGTAGAAATATCTGAATCGAACTTATCATTATCTATTCTAAGCTTAGTCAATCTTTTAGAAAAATACTCTATTATTTTTACTGCGGCGGGTTCCATCTTTTCAAAGTCATTTAAGTCTAATTTAATACTATCCATTTAAGCCCCCATACCTTCGTTTTCAAAATACTTTTTAACATCGCTATGAACTTCTTTCGCAGTCTTCGCGCAATACGATATGTCACCATCTTCGCACTCTATGGTAACAATGCCGCCCTTTAATAAATGGCCCATAATTTCAGGCTGACTTAAAAATTCTGGATGCTTATCTTCATAAATTAGTTTCCAAGAATCTACATCCTGAAAATCTTTTGACTCAAAAATACACACCTTAATTTTGTCGGCATCAAATTGTGCCTGGGCGTCTTTGGTTTCTTTAGCATTTCCTTTAGCTTTTAACTGGCAGGAACTAGCGCCGCAGGTTATATAATCCTCGACAATAGTGGCTTGTTTTTCAAACATCATTTCTTTATCACAAAACTGGCAGTATGTAGACATTATATTTTCTCCTACTTAGAATACGATTGACCATCCGGCGCGCGCCCTTTAGGCTCGACCAGTGGTGCCGTAACTTCGGTATCGTGTAAGCTAACTTGAGTTTGCAGTTTCAATACCGTATCTTGAATTTTTTGTTTAAGCTGTTCAATTTGACGTTTATCTGAACCTTGTTCTTTGGCATTTGTTAAGATCATTTGTAACTCGGTTTCCATCTGAGCAATAGCAAATTTAACTTCATCACTTTTCGCTTTAGCTTGTAAATCAAGTTGTGCTTTGTTCATAGCTACTTCAGCGCTACGCGTGTCAATATCACGTTTTTCTTGTACATCTACTTTTTTCAGTTGCGTAGCGAATTCTTTTTGAGACTGGTCTAGTTGCATAGCTGTTTGAGCTTGTAACTCGGCAATCTGAAGTTTCGGATCTGGTTGGTCTTGGGCCATTTTCTCAACGATACTCTGCCATTCTTCGTCATCATACGCAATCGTATCGGGATCAATATGGTTCGCTTTAAGAACGTTATCCAACCATTTCGCCGGATCTTTCTTAAACAACGGATTCATTACATATTGGCCAATTTGTAACATGGCTTGGTTCGCTGCATCTTTTTCGATTAGCGCTGAAGATCCTCGAGCATCAATATTAAAATCACCTTTCATCGAATCGTCGTCTGAGTATTGCAGGATATATTTATAATACCGTCTAATATGCGGAGTCGTCACAATATCATCATATAATCGAGCCACGCGGCGCAATACGGATGACGCGTTACGATTTTGAAGCATCATACCCCCAAGCGTTTCAGGAGTCTTTTGGTTTGTCTGGCCTTGCATTATGATAGGTAGACCCGTTATATCCTCGGCGAGTTGCAAACCTAACTCTATGATAGCTTGTAATTCTTTCTGGATCATTGGTGCTATTATAAACTGAAGCGCATCCCTCGGCGAATTCTGCCCAGGCTCTGCGTCGTCTGCCGCAATGAAAACTTTCCATGGTCTTACCTCATTAATGCCATCATCGGCTTGAATAACATTTGTATCGATATACACCATTGGACCACCGGCGATACCGGCGTTATCCATCATGTGCCGCATAGCACCAACAATAATACGTTGTGCCGGTCTAATTTGTCTCGCTACCCCGATACCCCAAGGCATACCTAAACGTCGTTGCCACACCATTACATCGTAAGGGAATTCGCCGTTTTCTAAATGCGCTATCGTC